ACATTGTTCCTTTTCCTAATATGAACCAATCGAAACTTATTTCGAGTTTCTCGCAAACTTTGTAGATAAAATCGAACTTGGGCATCTTACCACCCCTGTAATTACGGATATTAGCCTCACTTGTGCCTACAAGCTCAGCAAACTTAGTGTTTTTGCCTTCAGCAAAATGTACCACTAAGTCACTTATTCTTTGAGAAATATCCGTTACTACATCCATATTCGCAATTTATTTCGATTTTAAAACGAAATTAGTTTCGCTTTATCTTGTTTTATTCGAAACTTATTTCGATATTTGCACCGATTTACAACACAAAAGTACATAAAAATATGAATCTGCAAGAATTACAACAAAAAAAACAGCACGGAGACACATTGCGAATAATGCAAATTGCTAATAAAATAGCTGTTGAACGGGGACATAAAGAGTATTCTGAAACGATTGTACGCCAACAATTAAATGGTACACGTACTCTGAAACCGATAGTGGAAGAGGCTGCAAGTAAATATTATGATTTAGTTCAATAACCAATAAATAATTAATTGTATGACAAAACACTTTTTTCCCACATGCTCAATAGTACTAATGTGTATTACATCTGCATTTAGTGTTATTAGTTTGATTGCTGCTATCAAGTTTAATGGATACCATTTGTACGCTATGAGCTTTGCAATGGCCATTATTACTCTATCTATTTATCGCGATTATAGACGCGAAACTCCACGTAAATCAATCACTGTACACATCAACTCATTTAATCGTGTTCGCAAAGCTATCTCAATGCTGAACATGAATGTGATCATTCATCCTAAAGGAGAATGGGTTGAGATAGTGTATCCTCAAATTGAGTCGGACCGATTGACTAGCTTACTCTTTAGAAATCAAGTAAAAATACATCAATAAAATTCAAAATTATGAGTAAACAAAACGAAAAGTACCCCTATTATGCAACTTTAATAGCTGCTAAGTTGCAAGAATTATTCGATAAAGATGATGCTTGCGGAATTGATCTCCAAGAATTAATTGAGGATGATCAGATAACTGAATTTATGTTTGCTGTGGCATGTGTAGCTCCTGCATTTATCTATAATAAGTTTACTAAACAGGATGTAGACTACTTAGAATTCAATCATATTGCAAATAAACTTTGCTTTCAATTTTGTCAAGTAGAAAATGAATCTAAACAATTAAACAAGGAATAATATGGAAACAAATCAAGTAAAAACGGTTGATCAGATGACAACCGAAGAGTTAGAGGTTTATTTGGCCGAAAGAAAAAAAACTTCGGTGGAAGAAATGAACAAAAAACGCAATGACTACGAAAAATACGTGGAAGCTAATACTTCGCGATTGGTTCGCAAAGCGGTTCAACTGAATGCAATTCTGACAACATTCTTTCTGAATTCTACTAAGACATTGGAAGAAATGAGAACTAAGCTAAACGAATATGGAGCTATCAGAGCTAATTCTAAAGGTGGATTCCACTTGAAAACAGATGATGGTAAGTTTAAAGTTGTCTACCGATATTCAACTTCATGCGACTGGGATGAAAGGGCTGTGAAAGCTGAAGAATTACTTAAGGACTTTTTGGGCGATGTGGTTAAGAAGCGCGACAAAGATTTATTTGAAGTAATCATGGGTCTGATTGAAAAGAACAAAGAAGGCAAATTGGAATTAGGTCGTGTTCAGGCTCTGTATGCTAGAGAAAAGACATTTAATGACCCTCGTTGGGTGGAAGCTATCCGGTTATTCAAAGAAAGTTACCGTCCAGTTGATAGCAAAATGAGACTGGAGTTTTACAAGCGGTCTGAGATGTCGAAAAAATGGGAACCTATACCACTAAACCTTTCAAGTTTCTAGCAGTATGGAACGACACAAAATTTCATTTAATGCCGTGGTAGAAACGGAGGTAAGGATTGAGAAAGAGGTAGAGATTGAAGATGATGAAGTGCTTAGTATCCTATTCAGTACTTCTACTTACAATGAAGCTGATCATTGCAATGAAATAGATGAAGTAAACGAAGAGTCGGATGATAATTTGAATGAGTTACTACTGGGAATCGTTCCGGATGAATTGAAAAGGAACTGTGTAAGCATGACTTTTACAGATATCAAAGTAACAAAACAACAATAGCCCTATTTGGAATTAACCGCGGTTCGTGTCCGCGGTAGGGTTCAAAAAATAAATTACTAAGTTATGCAACAAGAACTTTTTATAGATGCACAAGGTAGGTTGATGATCTCCAAACAGCATTTGCTTTTGAAAGGTATTTATACGGAAGTTTCGTATAGAAACCAAAAGAGCAAAGGCCGTTTGGAAGATGTAAAGAATGATGATGGTAGATGGGTATTTGTAGATAGCTTGACAAGTGTTACCAAGGCAAAAGTTATTGAAAAGTTTGCGAACTTGAAAAACGAATACTCTCAATTGTTGCTATCGGCTACTAATGCCGGTGAAGATTGTGCACCAATGGCTGTAGAGTTCACAGCCGAATCGCTACATATCAATGAGCCTTTTATACGCTCAACGATTGAAAGTTATATGAATACACATTACACGCTTTATACGGCTTCTTATCTTGACCTTGGATTACACTCTAATTCGGTAAAAGGGTATGCAAAACAGTGTGCATTGGTGCAATGGATATTCGATTTTGTAAGCAAAATACAAACTAGCGAAGTGGATGTGAAGCGTTGCGAAGTATTAGTGCGAAGCTTCCGTATGAACTTACTAACCTCTATCACAAAGATAGAATTTGAGGTGAAAATACCCCGGAGCGAAACCCGATTTAATAAATGGTTTGATGAAGTGCTTTCTGCTATGAGCAAAGGTAAACGCCCTCAAGATATTATTCAACCAAAGAGGATGAGCAATGAAAATGCATCGAAAGTAACAGATGAACAATTCAAAATTGCTGCCTTTTGGCATATAAACGGCGTAAACATGAGTATTGCCAACGTGTATAAGAAATGGAAGCAATATGGCCATGAAAACGGATGGTGGATGGATGGAAACGGAAACTTTAACCCACCAACTGAAGCGCGTTTATACCAACTTCTTGCTCCACTTAAAAATCCGAACCGACTGGCTAAAACTGATGGTGTAGATTATTACCTGAATACAGTTCCAACGGCCACACGTGATCTGCCTGAAAAGAAAAACCATGTATGGGTTATAGATGGTACTGCACAAAATGAAAATGTAGAGTTTAAAGGCAAAGTACGCCAACATATTTATGCTATTAAAGTGGCTGATGTTGCCACACTTCGCATGGTTGGTGTATCGACATTGATTGGTGTAAAAGAGCCATTCTACGCGGTGAAAGAAGCCATTATGATGGGAATTATTGAAACCGGTTACAAACCGGCAATTATACACTGTGACCACGGTCCGAGTTACAAAGAATTGGAACGTTGGTGTGAACAAAATGAGATTAGACTTTACGCTTCGCGAACCGGTAACGCCCGTGGTAAAACTATTGAGTCACTTTTCAATATGTTCGACAATGATATTACGAAGTTCCTGAAGGGATTTAGCGGAATGAATAGAACTGCAACCGGATCAATCAACTCAAAACCTGCTGAAAGTAAAGAAACAAAGGGTAAACAAGTTGCAAGAAGTGCTTCCATAGCAATGGAATGGGCAAAAACTGAAGGTATAAAAGCGTGGAATGAGCGTGTAATTGAAACATTGGAACGTAAACCGTGTAATAAAACTCCTTTCGAGCTTTGGGATGAAAAGGAAAGCTATGTACCTAAAATGAGTTATTCTCAGCTTTGCCAAATGTGTGGAACGCTACATGAACGCAAACTAACTATCACCGGATTAGAAATTTCACATCAGGGCAGTGATTATATTTATTTTCCAAGCATTGAAACTCCGGAACAACGTACCATAGCAGATAAGATTTTCACTTATACTCCAATGGACGCAAATACTACCAATAAGCTTAAAATATACATCCTGAAGGGTGGTGATCCAGCTCCGGTATTCAGCCATGATAATAAATACCTGGGCATTTGGGGACTGAAAACAAATACAGCCTATATAGCCGAAACAAAACAAGAAAAGGCAGTACTAAATAACTACATGGCACTGCAATACAGAGTAGAAGAGACAGCCAAAGAGATAAATGCAAACATAAAGAATAGCGTTAAACGCCATCCTGACTATGAGCGTATTGAAGCCTTGGGAAATGAAATGCTAACCGGTAAACGCCGTGCCCGTGTAGAAACTGAAAAACGAGTAGAAGGGCGATATGATAAATCAGCTTTGTTGACTGAAGAAATTGAAGCAAAAGAAGCTACACGATACAAAATACTTGTTGATCCGGATACGGGTGAAGAGCACAGAATAGAATTAAATTGATAATAACCCTATAAAAAACAACCCTATGAGTAACAAAATTGAAATCAGCCTAAAACAATCCGGCTTACGCGATAAGTTGGTAGTATTGATGGAAAAGAAAGCCCTGAAACCTGCTGAAATTGCACGTATAACAGGTCGTTCGGAAGGAACTATTTCCGAACTATTGAGAGATAAAAAATCGTTTTCAGACAAATTATTGAATGTGATCTATGATAGTCTGAAGGATTACCTGGGCGATGAAACGCTTGTCCCTACGCGCCAATTCAATAAGATGTGGAATATTGCTGCTTCCGGCAAGAAAATGAGCGATATGCGCTTGATAGCCGGTAATTCGGGCGTTGGTAAATCGGTTGTATTCCGAAAATTTGCTGAAGAGAATGAATGTTGTTGGTATATCAAGATTGTACGCAAAGAAATGACATGGAATAACTTCCTGATGGAATTAGCCAAAGAAATGGGCGTAAAACTTGACAAAAAACGTCTCCGTTTCTCAACGTCCTACCTAATGAATAAGATAGTAGCAATGATTGAAGAAAGAGTAGACAGCAATCCAATGCTTATCGTTGACGAAAGCGAAGTGGTCAAGAACTCATTTTTTAAAGACATGAAGAATCTTCAAACTGCTACCGAAGGCCTATTGAGCATTGCAATTGTGGGTATTACTGAGGTTATAACCCGAATTGGTAAAATAGCAGGATTGGAGTATAAAGCGTATGAAACTGCAACCGGATATAGTTACAAATGGTATCCAACACGCGAAAACAGCAATATCTACACCACATTTGCCCGCCGTATTTCGGTATTCAGGATTGATAATATAAGCACCGATGACATTGCTGCTTTTTGTGCAGAGAAAGGAATTAAAAACAATAAAGTAGTGGCATTAGCATCTGCACGTTGGTGGAATTACGATGAAGCTGACAAGGCAATTAAACGTGCTGAACGTATGGGAATTGATTTGAGTCAGATTACTGCTGAAGAGTTTGAAGTACTGTAATAACCCATATCCCCTGAAGGGGACTAAATTAGTACGAATATGAAAAAAAGACTAACAGCTGTGTTCAGAACACAAACCTCGAATGGAATTACATGTAAGAATTCAGTTCACATGCCAAATGAAAGTATAATAGCTATCAAACAACGGATTTTAGCCCCGAATTCAGACATTGAAAACGGTTGGTTCTCCAACTGGAGGTTAGTCCGGAAGTTTAAAGATTATCAACTCGTTGAATGTGAAATGGTTCTTTGGACGGACTCTTTTGAAATGGTAAATATAGCAGTTGAACAATTAAAGACTCAATTTAAACTATGAAAGAAATCAATGTAACACCCGACAAAGCAGATGAATTGCTTGAAAAGGCAATGACTCGCATGAGATGGAGACTATGGTACGCGTTTGCAGAAAGCAAATATCCTGAATTTCGCTATCACGACAATAAGAAGCAACCGGACTTCAATAATATCAGGGTTTACTGCTTGAAACATTGGGGTATTGAAATTGGGAATATGACCAAAGAAGAGCTTCAGGAAAAGATAGCGATAGTGAATAAGTGGAAGGAAAAAGTTACTAAATACCCTGAAGGAAACTCGAAGAAAGAATAAACCAATAAAATTGAACGCGTATGCCTAAAATCATTGACGAACGCGTACTACAGGGAAAACGAAATAGGGATGAAAATATCCGAAATGAATTTAATAAGCTTTGGGATACGGGTCTACGCTACGAAATCATTGAAGAAAAGATAATCCTTAAATATGGCGTTTCGGTAAGTGCGATAAACAAGATTATGAAGGCTGCGAATAAACAAACCAATTAAATACACCACCAACCAATGGCAAAAAAAATCTACAGCGTAAAGAGTATGAAAGATAAACGCTTTCATGTACTTGAATTTAATGAGTTTTACGCTAAACTCATGGGTAAACCTGAACGCAAATTCACCATGATGTGCTATGGTGAAAGCGGATCAGGTAAATCGGTATTCCTTATGCAGTTCTCGGACTACTTCGCAAAAACATTTGGAAAGTCGCTCTATAATTCGCACGAAGAGGGTGCGAATCAAACTATTCAGAACCGAATAAACAATTTCAACATTGATGCTCAAAAGCTTTTTGTGGCTGATGCAATGACTTTCGATGAGATGTGTACGGCTATTGAAAAGAACTACTACCGCCTTGTTATAATCGACTCGGTGAAGTATATGGGATTTACATTTAATCAACTTCGCGACCTTCGCAAACGCTTCGCAAAACGGTTATTGTGTATCTGCATAGTAGACTTTGGAAGCTCAAAGGGTAGCCCGGATAGCGGTAAGGACTTACTTCATGCATCCGATGTAAAAATGTACTTTAAAAATGGGCGTGTCTATTCAATAAGTAGATATTTAGAAGCACCTGTAGAACATCAGCTGTTCATGCCTCAGAAATCAACGAATCAACATCCAACATTATTTTAAATAGAATATGGAAGAGCCAACACGTACAAAATCGCTAAGCGATATTTTGCGGTCAAGCAGTAATGATAAGCTTGCAAATGCCCGCCAACGAATTTTTGAGATAGATGAAATTCTGTTAGAAATGCCGTTTACTGACCCTAAATTTCAAGAACTGGTAAGTGAGCAAAATGCCTTGAGTGTTACGGTAGCAACTAAAACAGGACAACGAATGAGACAAAGTTTAATCCCAAGTTATTAATTCAACAATAAATAAAAATGAAAAAACAGATTCAAAATAAGATTGATAAACAAATAGCATGTTTTAAGAACTGGCTTCGCTATAAGCTTAAGAACTGGCTTTATCCGGTAAATGAAAATATAATGTGGAATTCGGCCATATACGATCTTTATCCGCTTACTATGGTAATTGATATTAACGAAAGAAGTACTCGGGTCGATTATGCTGATGAAATGAAATATAAGGCTAGTAGACAATTCGGTATGGAAGTGTATAACCGAAACCTTATCAATATTGAAAAAGAAAATTTAGACTGTACAGGTCAGCGTCCTCCATGGATAAAAAGATATAGGCTTTACATTCTAGTAGCTGTAATGCGTGAAGAAAGAAAACCAAAAGTAATGAGTCCAAGTGATATTATCCCATACAGGGCTACAGTTCCAAATCAAAAACCATTTTTCGGAAACCCAAATGTAATGTCATGAAACGATTCAGAACACACACGCGATTCGTACCACTCAAGCTTGTCGATGATAATCTTGAGCATATCAAGCTTAAAAACGGAAAATCAAAAGATTTTAAAACCCGTAAAGCTGTAGAGAATTTTTGTAAGGAAAATAGTTGCTTTTATTGCGAAGAAAAGTACATATTATACAGATAAATAATACCAATCACGCTGCTCTGAACCGCGACGTGACTGCAAGCCGATAACCATAGCGATGGCCGGAACATTTAAACACTATTTAAATACAAAACCATGTCAATAACAAGTCCATTCGGGTTTGAATCAAGCGACCCAAAGTTAGAGCAATTTCATAATACTAGGAATAATCCACGTAAAGCAATATGCATAAAGGATAATCCAAGAAGCAAATCTATAGATCACCATATATTTAAAGAGGGTGATACAGTAACAGTAAATGGTACTGTAGGCGTAGGCTGCGATTTCATGGCATCCATCCCTGAAGTATGTGGATTCTATGATTATACTCACTTTGAATTAATAAAAGAATAATCATGATACTAGGTTACAAAAAACTATTTCCTTGGAATAAACCAACGGAATTCGACCGCAAAATAATAAACGGTCACAAGAAACATACAATCCGTGTTGATCAACATGATCGTTGGCGTGCCGGAAGGCGTATAAATCACTGTCATGGTGTAAGAACCAAGGCCTTTGATAACTTCTACAATAATGATTGTATAGGTACGCAGAAAATTGAGATTAAATGGAATAATTTATACAAAGATGCACCAAACGCTGCTGTATATATTGATAACGTTTGTATTGGTCGCTATACAAACATGTATCCTTCAGGATTATTAAAAGTATTGGCATATAATGATGGGTTCGACTCAGTAGATGACTTTTTCAAGTGGTTCAATACAGATTATACAGGCAAACTTATTCACTGGACTGATTTACGCTACTAAAATGACTCCTGAATACTTCTTTGAAAATTTGAAAACACCAATATGCTGGAAGTTTATTGGTTGGAGAAATATAAAAGACATTAATCTACAGACTGGAGAATCGGAGGTTTTAAGCTATGGTAAAGTATTTGATGACAGGGATAGCAAGATAATCCGAATAAGCTTCACAATGAGTTCTGAAACCCTAGGAATAACAGAAAGAACTCGCACTAATGGCAAAACAAAATACAAAACAGTAATTAGTTGTAGAGCCTTAGATATTGACGAATTAAACGAGTACATAACAATAAATTATAAGTGAAATGAGTGAGAAATATGAAAGATACATCCACAAACATATTGAACTCTGCACAAAATGCGAAGGTGAAGGGATTCGATATATTTTTGCGAAGTATGATTTACTGCACCAAGAACCGATACGAATAACCTGCGAAGTCTGCGAAGGGAGTGGACGGGTATATGTGAGTAAGAAAACTGAAATAACTGTAGAAGCTTTTAAATAGAATTATGAGACTAGTAGAAATAAAAATAGATAGGAAAACACTTCCTAAAAATGGTCAAAAAATCAAATGGCAAACCTATGAAGATTTTAATAATAATGAATGGAAAGAAGGTGTGTTTAGTTCAGGAGATGATTTATTTTGTGTCGGATTTGAATTTACACCAAATGATTGGGATTTGAGTTTTAAAGTATTACACTGGATCCCACTTTGATATTAAATTAAACAGCCCTGGGCAATTCTGCTCAGGGCTGTTTGTCTAAATCATTCAGCTTTCTTTCAAAGGCCTCAATGTTCCGTTTATCCACTTCAGCAGAATCACCAATGAACTTACGAGCCGGAATAGTGACGTTATGATTGCGTCCGGCGTTCGTAGTGCCTTCATTTTGTGCTTTGGAGTACTCTTTGTCGGAAACCATGTGAACTTCGCCATTAGCGGCGTTTAGATATTCAATACTCATTCCCAAATCACCCGTATCACCGGTTAGAATCTTACGTGTAGCAGCTGCACCTTTTGTTTTTGGATTTAGCCGGCGCTTTACCTCTTCCCACGATTCGTTTTGTGTGTCCATAAAACCTTCGTTCTGGAAGTTCTCTGTAAATACATCCCTGGCATTCTTACCCATTATCACCGGTGCATCGTCATCAATGAAGCGTCTGGCCTCTTCGGACATGTTTAGTAAGTGGCTTGCAAATTGGTCTCCGTCCATAAATTTTGTATTAAATATCAGTTAGTGAGTACAATTATTCAAAATATATTGTACTTTTGTGGAGTCGGAGTTGCGTACTTCGACGCTACCCGTGGCGAATAGGTTATTTATAACTTGTTCGCCACGGTTCATTTTATGAATACGTGAACATCTTCCCCGGTCATTACTACAATCTTTTTTAGGTTTGCTCTATCTTTCAATGCAAACTGCCATGATGCAAAACGCTCCAAATATGATTTTGAAACTACATCAGTACATTTGATCACGGCGATATCGGCCTGTTGAGAGGCTTTTAAAACATTTTTGCTCAAATGGTTCGCATCAGTCGACTTAAATTCAAGTAAACTACCATCACCCATGCAATCAGGGCATTTTGTTCTATGTATTGACTGGTATGCTTTGCCATAGTAACGTGTTCTCAATTCAACTTCAGACTGGTGAATACGAGGTAATAAAGTAGCTTCTTTCACCACTTTATTTTTTACCAATGCTTCTACAATCTTTGCATTTTCAACCGTTTCAGGCTCTTTCAAACAAAGGAAATGTTCCTTGTATTTTACTCCTGAAGCTGTAGTTTTGTTTAAGTAAACAACCTCATCCGGATTATACAGAACTCCAACATCAGGTATATGCTTTTCTACACGACTGAAGTAAGGGTGTTTATCCGTAAAAATCTCATTGGTGTAATACGGATTACCTTCGAGCCCTGGAGAAACAGGAACCGGTGTAATATCGGTGTTATCAGTAGCTGCTTTATCGGTATTTCTCCAATCGCATTTACAGTTGTAAATACAACCCGGTGAATTATCCTTCAGGAACGAATCATCCATTGACCAAATACGGCCAACGTATGTCAGGTGAAGTTCACGCGGTGAAGCTGATCGGGTTCTCAACCATTCAATGTTTGGGAATAGGCGTTTTTCCTTTGTAAATTGCGCCCATTGTTTGGCTACACGACACCGATGCGAAGTGGTATTGTATTCAGTTGCCTGGGCACGGTTTGCACGGCCTATTACTACTTTAGCGGCTTTCTGATACTCTTCTTTGCTTCGTACAACGCCATTTATGTCGGCTTTACAGCGTTCTAATTGCTGAATGGTATAATTGGCCTTTGCAGCTGCTAAACGGCTCACATTGTTTTTAAATAGCTTCGCAGTCTCTTCGTTATCGGATGCAACCGCACGATGTAAATCGTCGTTGTACGTGTCGAAAATAGGGCGCATGAGTTCACTGCCTTTGCCCTGCCATATTTGCTCTATAGAACCGTTTAAATCCGTTTGACGGTTTGCCAGTTGCAAACTTGGATATTCGGAAATAGCCAATTGGCGTGTTTCTAAATCATTGTTGAAATAAAGTAGATCGGTGTCAATTACCCCGGGTACTCTTAGGTTTAGACCTTTTCCAAAGTAGGAAGAAACTTTGGAAAAGGCCGTGTTAGAGTCCGGGGCTAATCGAAAAAACTGAGCGACTGGTTACTTGATTTAGCCGGTTGGGTTTTTGGGTTCTCTTTGTCAAGCTTTACACCGTAAGTACTTTCGATGTATTCAGTTGTAAGGTTATAACCATATTTAAGCAACTCACTGTCTTCCTTAATCTTTTCACTAGCTTTCACGTTCTTTTTAGCCTGAAGCTCCACTGTGTAGCCTTCCGGTATATCAAAACCGAGATTACGCAAAATAGGAACGAAATCATCATTAATCCAGTCCTGAACATCAGCTATGTCAGCATCGGTTATATCCTGGAACATTTGAAGGTGAACATCAGCTTGTGACTTGCTAGAACCATCATCCATAGTCATGGTTTGCCCTACAATACCTTTGGACATTTCTTTGTTTATACGTTCAATTTTCTTGTCAAACACATTGAAAGAATCAGTTTTCTGATTCTCTTTTATTTCAATTTCAGTTTGTTTGTCAAATATACCATAGCTTGACGTTCCCATCATTTGAAGCCACTCCTGAAGCTCATCTTTGTGCTTTTTGGTGTTGATCATTGTTTTTGCAATACGGATCGGCACACCGAATATTTGCTCAAACTCATCCCACGAAGCCCATGAATGACGTTTGTAAATTGTCATTGGAGCGATGCGTTCCAGGATACCGCCTTTATCAGGTGATAGTTGAATGTAAATAAGAAAGTTTGAAAAATCTTCGTACCTTATAGCAATTCCCGAAGGGTTATGGGCTTCTTTCAATAATAGTCCTTTTTCAGGAATAATGTTTTCGCGAGGTATATCAATGAGTTTGCGAATGCTTCCCGAAGTGAAATCGGATATCAGGAACATACTATATTCATAGAACTTTGACTCCATTGCTTTACGAATGGCATGGCGAAACCACTTTTTATTGATTTGTTTTGAACGCTCATCGTCCTGTTTACCTTCAGCATCCTTGAATACGGCAATTTTATTGACAACACGCAAAATACGTTGTTGGATAGCTCCCTGAAGGTGGTTATCTAACATCGCATCTTTGTACAGTTGTTGTATCAGGTAGGTTACTGGATTAAACGGATCATAGCGTGACATACGGGCGTTTTGCCAGTCTGTTACTTCTTTCCGGTACATAGATTCATACAGACGGAAATAATCAATTTCCATAGTATCAGAACCGCGTGTGTCGGTTATTGGTGGTTTCTTAGCATTGCGCCCTGTTGTTTGTGTATTGGCCGTTGGCTTTGCTGCGAATGCTAATTTATTGAAGTCTTTTTGCTTTTTCATATCTATGAATTAATAAGCTGAGTTGTATCGTGTATTTCCACCGTATCTGTTTTCACCGGTGGTTCCTTCGGTGTCGGTTATCTCTGTTGGCTTCTCCGGTAGGGTTCTATCTCCCAGTTCCCCTGTGTATGCTTTTTCTAGCCAGTCTATTGTTTCTGAATATCTTCGCGCTGCAACGGCATTTGTATCGCGTGTACGGCGTTCATAAATCTCATAGATCACAATATCCTTCAGGCGTTTTACAATAGCTTTTTTACGGGTTGCTCCAGTTGCATTGAAAATTACATCAATGTCGTAATACCGGCTTAAATAGCCTTTCATCTTATCAATACTTTCATCGATAATGTCGGTAATAATCGTATCATCCATATCAGTAAGAATATTGATAAGATTCAAGTCTCCGACGGTTTTAAGTTCGTCTTTAGTTAGAAATGCCATAATAGTAGCTTGTTAGTAATTAATATCCACCGCGTTCTCGTTTACCGATTATCGGTTTATTATCGTTCTCATTATCCTCTTCTTCACCACCATTCAGATATTCCTGGGCTTTGAGAATTGCATCAGTCAATGAGTCCGGAAAATCGACCGGATAACTACCTCCTTTCTCAAAGTTGAGCATTTGTGCTTTGGCCTCTTCCCAATCCGGATTAAACTCCAGTTCTTCGCTGAAATCCAAAATACCAGTGCTTAGTACGCTTACCAGTGTGGTATCAATCTTTGTATATTTATCCGTTTGGCTTTTTTGCGAAATTGGAATACTGATAGATTGATATTTCTTAGCAGCCCGAATAAGTATCGGGTAATAAATAACTTCCTGAGAAACGCTACCATCAAAGTAGTAGATAGTTGAACCATTTATGCTCAGTATTTTTTTAGCCTGTGTATAATGATATTCCAGGGCGGTTTCGATATCGGCTGTTTGCCGGCAATAAATATCAATAACGGTCATGTGCAAGTCGCGAACTCCAACTGTAGCCAGTGCTTTGTAACAGGCTTTGTCTGAGTAGGCAAAATCCCAGTTGCCTACAATTACGAGATAAGCATCAAACGGCTTTGGTTTTACCATTCGAATCCATTCTTTCTTGATACGTTTACCCACATTTATAGGCGTGTTGTAGAATTCGCCCGAAAGCGTTGCCTGATCATGTTCGTATTGTTCAACCTTACGTAGGCAATCAGCTTTAGTGTATCGCTCCTCCCAGCTAGGTTTCCACCCGGTTGAATTCTTTAGTTTATCGTAATACTCAGTAGTGAGGTTTACGAGGTAGAGCGTTGCGTACTTTTCTTTTCGGATTTGGTTCTGTTTGGTATCAATTTTTTTAAGGTCAAAACCTTTACGTTCGGCCAGTGTGGACACAAAACCCTTTTCGGTAAAATAATTGTTGTTGATGATAGTGCGTTCGGAATTCTTTGAAAATGCGCCCTGAATATCACCGGTTACTTTGTCGGCATACTCCTGTACGAGCGATTTGTTCATTGATTTCTTTTTATCCTCTACATCATCAATCGACACATATTCAAGCCTTACGCCATTTTGGCGCAATCCACGAAACGGTTGATCAATACCCAACGCCATGAACGTGCAACGGTCGGTTGTCTCAAATTGACCATCGGCCCAATTACCATAGCTTTTCTGAATTCCAAAATCTTTTATTATCCTTTCGTTGCATTCAAATTGTACTTGTAAGTCCTGAAGCAACATAGCAGCGCGAACTTCATTGGCTCCAACTACCAGTTGGAACATGGCTTTTTTAGTTTGCTTTAGTCCGAATGCATACCCCATGTTAGCATGAGTAGATTTAGCTCCACCACGAAAAATAAGATTGAATAACGTTATGAAAGATTCGTTATAAAGGTCTTTGTAAATTGCTGTATGATACCATGCACAATCGCTATCAGCCATAGGTATGGTTGTATCTTTCCCGAAATAATAGTTGAACATGTCACCATAGTTTTCAGGCTTGAAAAGCCATTCTATACGTGTCTCCTGTTGCTCGGCGGTCTCTTTTATAAGAGAGTCGATAGTAGCTTTACGTATAAAATCAGACTTTTCACGGAAGCGATCTAGTAAGTCTTTATATTCTTTTTTAGTCATTATACACGTGTGTAATAGAAAGATATTTTCTTTAAATCATCTGATGTCATTGTTTTTGGGAACTTTCCCAGTTGGCGTTGTTCTTTGAACCAACGCTTGCTGATGATACGAATATGACCTTCAAGTTTTATCACAAACATTTGTGATCCTGATTCTTCGCGATACTTATCCGCCTTATGTTTTAGGCGTTTTATTTTATACCCAATTCTATACTCATTCAGTTCTGAAAGCCATTTAAGAAAGATATTTGTTAGTTTATTCATTGCCTAATACTTCATTTGTTAGACGGGTTAATACATTTTCCATTTTTGAACGCACCCCGCGTAAATCGTTCAATAGGTTGTCTTTCTCTTTCCTGCCTTCGGTTTTCTGAATATCCTTCATAAACTCTTCGCTAAGCATCTCAAAAGCTTCGTGCATATATGAAAGCACTTGTTTTTTGCTGCTGAACTTCTCAAAAGCTGTAGCATACTTCGCAGCCTGATCAGGAGTGATCTTTGGTTTTTTACCGTCGAGCAAATCGGCATAACTTTCGAGTATGGAGTTTCTAATTTCAGATAGAGCAATGATCTGACTCTTTTTGCTACGGTCAAAATCATAGTCGCGTATCCAACCGTCCAGTGTCCGTTTAGTTACATCACCCATGATATCGGAAATGGTTTGAGAGTCGAATCCTTTGCAATACATTCGCCGGGCTTGCTCAATTTTCATTTCTCGCTCAGCTTTAGTGAATTGTGCCATTTGTTTGATTTGTAGTTAGTTGTATTTTAGATAGTAGTTGTTTGAATTATAAACTATCATTGATTTAGATACAAAGGTTTTCCTTTTTTCTGTGGTTTTAAAATGTTTGATTTATAGTTGTTTGATTTTTCGACAGTAGTTGTTTGAAAACTGACTTACTACAAATCAAGCATTTTTTTCGTGTTTTTTTTTGGTTTTACTTTGCTCAAAATTTAGAACCAAAATGGCGAAACAAGAACGAAAATTACCGGATGGAGCTTTGATAATTCCATTTACTATATGTGATGAATCGGTTAATAGATATGGTTGGAGATTGCTTGTAGAAGGTGGTGATATTTCAGGATTTGAAAAAAATCCAGTTTGTTGTGTTCAGCATTCCACCTATATGATTCCGGTTGGTAAGTGGCTTGATCTAAAAAAAGAAAACGGATTATTCACAGGCTCTGTGGAATTTGACAGGAATGACGAAGATGCCGTGAAGCTTTACTGGAAGTATAAAGATGGCTACATGAGTGCTGTCAGCCTGAACATAATCCCAATTGAAGAGTCGGAAGACCCCAAATATATTATTTCCGGACAAACAAGGCGAACAGTCTTGAAATGGGACTTACTCGAAGTTTCGTTGGTCACAGTTCCAGGACAAAAAAATGCGGTAAAATTATCAACACCGGAAGGTGGCAAATATAAATTAGATTTAATCTCAAACACTCCAAAAATGGATAAAGTAGAAAAAACAGTTGAGCAAATGCAAGCCGAGCTTGCAGTCTCAAAACAATTAGCTGCCGACAATCTTGTGTTGCTACACAAAGAACGTGGCGTAGTTCAGGATACAGAAATTCCGTCACTCAAAAAGCTGGCATTCTCCGATTATGGTACTACCAGTGAGATGTTGAATGCCCGTGTGAAACCGGAAGCGCAGACACCCAGCACAGAAACTGCTGAAGCGAAAGCGGATGCATTGGTTGCTTTGCATTTTAACCGTGGTGCTATCACCGAACCGCAAAAAGGTATTTACCGTGCCGGAGCTATGTTGGATTACGATGGTACAAAAAAACAGCTTGAGCTCTTGAAGGGAGCTGATGGTTTGAACACTTTCGTGCTAGGTATGGGTGATGGAAAAGAAAAGGAAACTGACGAACGTGCCAAATGGACTTATCTGGACTATTACAAAAAAGATCATGAAGCATTGTCGGCCATGAAAAAAGATGATCCAGAACGATACAAGAAATTAGAGGCGAGTTTCTTGTCAGAAAGTCAGAAGTTGGGCATTTCCACCACCGTGGAGGAGTAAACGTCTTGCGAAGCCTGCGAAACATGTTGCGAAGTATTTTAAATAGGTATTAGTTTAATAAAAAACAAGGAAAGAAAGATGAAAAAGATTTTAAGCGTATTGTGTTTGCTACTTATTGGAGTAGTTACTGCATTTGGAGCGGCTTATGCTCCACAAATTGTCGGGACTGTATTGGCTACAGGACCGGTTGTGTTATCCACCCAGCAAATCGTATTTATGCGCTCTTTGCAAGAAGAGTATGTAAAAATTGATACATGGCTTAACGAGGCTCAAGATTTAAGCTCGTTTGTTGTCGATGGTCAAACATTACGATTCCCCGAAGCTGGTGCTGCTCCAGTAGTGTATAAAAATAGGACTACGGATATTGATAGTGTAGAGCCAACCGAAACAACTTACGATGTGTCATTGGATCATTACGACTCCCAAAACTACAAGATGCGTAATATCAATATGCATGCGTTACCATTCGATAAAATTCAATATTACACAAAGAAATCAGCTGAGGCTATTGTGTTGAAAGAAATAAATGATGCTGCTTATTCATTTGCTCCTTCCGATGCGGGTAATAAGCGTATTATTATTCCTACAACCGGTCCGGTACGCGCAGGATTAAAAACACTGATGTTGGAGGATGTATTGAACCTAGCAAGAATTTTGGATAAAGCCGGATTCCCTGGTGGACGTAACCTTGTGTTACCATCTGATTTGTGGTGGGATTTGGTTGAAAACAACACGATTCTTAAGGCTCAGCTTGGCATGCAGGCAAATACAGGTGTAATTAATCCTTCAGTGGTTGAATATTATAATTTCAAAATACACAAGGCCTCGGATAATAGTTTAGTTGCCTATGATATTACATCATCTGCCAAAGCAGCTCAGGGTGCAGTTATTATTGGTGACGTGGTGCCTGCTGGATTCGTTTTTTGTAAAGAAGAAGTATTCCGTGCCGGTGGTGCATTTGAAATGTTCCTAGTGAATAAATCCCAAAACACTGCTGGACGTGCTACTGAATTTGGATTTTCGCACAAATTTAAGTCGGATTTCACAAAAGATAGCCAGAAATATTCTGCAATGATTTATCAAGCTAAAGCATAATAGGGTTAGTTTTTCATAGGTTGGATAGCCACTTCGACTCAGTGATGAGTTGGAGTGGCTTAAATAAAACGAGATGAAAAGAAGCGATATATACAAGGCCTTGCGGGATTTGGCTAAAACCGAACTGGTGTATCTGAAATTTGTGGATTTGCAAAAGGGTCAAATGCAAGCTCAGAAACAAAACTATCCTGTTCCGTTACCGGCCTTGTTTATCGAACTTGGAGATTTTAAGTTTAGCAACCTGGACGAAACTGATCAGATCGGTAATGGGATTATAAGTACTTACCTATATGTTGATTCAGGTTCCGATACATTCAATGGTTCAGAACGCGAAGATGCCAGTTTGGCCATCCTAGATAAGTTCGATGATATTTATCAAACCTTTGAGGGTTTTTCGATTGAAAACCTTACACCACTAAACAGATCAGCTGAATATAAACCTCAGTATGGCGAAAAATTCATTTTGTTCAGGGTTGACTTTTCAACATCGGTGGAAGATCAGAAATTGATTGAACGTAAAACAACGGCTAAACCGGAACCTGATATCATTCCAAAATATAAATTCAAAGGATAATGGCAGAATATAGAAATGCAATATTGAAAGTATTATTGACTGAAGGTGGGTATGCAAATGATCCTAATGATGCCGGTGGTGAAACATACAAGGGCATTGCTCGTAAATTTTGGCCTAATTGGAAAGGTTGGAAAATCATTGACAGTTATAATGGTAAACCTAATTTCTTAGTAAATCTGAAACGGGATGCAGAATTAAATCTACTCATTTTTGCATTTTATAAAGATAACTTTTGGGACAAGATTGGTGGTGACTTTATAGATGATCAAGATATTGCTTACACGCTTGTAGACTCAGCAGTTAACGAAGGTATTAAGCCAGCAATAAAACGCGCTCAAGCAATTGTGGCAATTGCTCAGACTGGAGTTATAACTTCGGAGCTAGTTACAAAATTAAGCTCATTGATATGAAAAAGTTATTGTTATTATTACTTCTTATCCCGGCATTCTGTTTATCGCAGACTGCTATTAAAAAGGATACTGTTGTAGTGTTGAATGCTAAAATTGCATTGCTGAATGATTCTATTGTAAAATTGAACCAACGCCCGGTAATGACAAAACAGCAATTTATTCTGCTTTATAAGTATGACCGGTTGCTGAAATACTATAAGATTTGTAAACGAAAACCAACTCAGTGGAAATACTATAAAGGTTGGTCAACTAGAGTTTTTGAATTATGAACTGGATAGAAATTGTAGGACTTGTATTGGGTTCTAGCGTTGGCGGTGGATGGCTCATCAATGTATTGACACTTAAAAGCCAACAAAAAAAAGTTGGAGCTGAGGCGAAAGATGCAGATGCGAAAGCTGAGGGTTCTGAACTTGATAACGTAACTAAGGCTATTGCGATTTGGCGCGAAAGTGCTGAAGCTTCAGAGGCTCGCTATAAGTTACTACTTGAAAATTACTCTCAATTAGCAACAAAAGTTGGGAGTTTGGAAGCAACTGTCAAGCAACTTACAGCAACAAATAAACAAATTATTAAAATTTTAAACTCAATAAATCATGAAAACTTGGAGCAGAAAAAGCTTGAGGCTAGAGAAATCACTGGGTGAAAGAATGATTCTTATTTGTATTGTACTGATGTCTGTTGGTTTTTATACTAGTTGTAAAACTATCAAACAATCAAATACAACTGAAGTAAAGGCCAAAACAGCCGCTAATTTAGAGCTTAATCAGTCGAGTGATGCAAAGCTGAATATCAATCAGTCAATAGAAACTAATCAGTCTATTACAAGTTCATTGAATACTACTGATAAAGGAACTAGCTCAGAAAATGTTGAAGAAACGAGTACCAATACAAAGTTATCTCCACCAGATAGCACAGGTAAACAATATCCAACTGAAACTACTACCACTAACCGAAAGATTAAACGTGGTAAGAATAACAATTCAACTGCTAATGCAGACTCAAAAAAAGACATTAAGTCTAAGGCTACAAATGAAGATAAATCGAAACTAAAAGCCAATTCAGCACTTACAGACAAGAGCAAAACTCAAGCTGATGCTAAAGAGGTTTCAAAGCAATCTGAAGAGGTGAAAACGCCCACTTGGGTATCTGTTTCTATTGCAGTTTCGATTGTAGCCTTATTATCATTCATATATCTAATTCTAAAACGCTATAATTTAATAAAATAACATGGCAAAAAATGTAAACCCAATAGTTGACGAAACCGCAAAAGCGGATGCAACTGTAGAAGCTGTAGTTGATACAGAATGTCATTCACCGGTTATTGATAATACTTCTAGTAAACCTGATGGTGAAGTTGAAGAAACTAAGGAAGTAGAAACTTCAACAGAAGCAGCTGTAGCTGATCAAGTGACTGAAACAATTGAAGCTGATAAATCAACAGAAATTGAAGTCGTAAAACCTGAAGCTTCTGTAGTAGATGTAGTTGGTCAATCATCTGAAACGGTTGAAACTTCGACTACAACAGATGAAGTTAAGGTAACTGATACTGAAATATCTCCTGCTAACACAGCAGATGAAGAACTAAAAACGGTTACTGATTTACCTGAAGAAAAAGTGGATCTGAATTTTCAAACAGAAGCCGAAACACTTATGGCTTCACAAAATGTAAAAGAAATCTGGCGGTGTCCTGTAAAAGGATATTGGTTCACTAAAGCTGAAAATGCTTTAGATCACTCAAAGAAAGTGGACAAAAGTCCGGAACATTATAAATTGTAAACCATGACTGGATTACCTAATGTAGTAATAAGCCTTGTCCGTAACGGATTGGGCTTGGTAGCCGAAACAAACGATAACACTGTGGGCTTTATTATGCCCGGTGTTGCTGTAGCTGATAAGTTGGTATTGAATACCCCTTACGCTATTTACAGCACAGATGGAGCGAAAGCCCTGGGCATTGATGCCAGTGGTGCGAATGTAGCTGCTTTTCGTCATATTTCAGAGTTTTACTCTATAGCTCCCACAGGTGCAAAGCTTTGGATTATAATTGTGGCAGCCACTGTAAAATTGTCTGAAACTGTTGATAAAGACTTAGAAGTTTGTCCGGCGAAAATATTGTTGAATAAAGCTAACGGCGAAATCATGGCATTGGGTACTGCTGTTGGAGCTGATGCAGGTGTTACACTTGATGGCTTAGATACTGAAGTATCAACAGCAATGACTAAAGGTCAAGTATTGGCTATGGAGTACCTGGGCAAAATAATGCCATTCGTGTTGGTAATTGAAGGTCGTAAAATGACCGATTCTGATTCCCTTCGCGATTTGCATACAGATACTAAATATCGTACTTCCATAGGCCTATGCTCTACGCTCAGTAACGGTTCTGCTTCCATTGGGTTGATATTAGGCCAGATTGCAGCTTTGCCGGTACAACGCAAAATATCGCGTGTAAAGAATGGATCATTGCCTATCGACACAGCCTACTTGACGGATGGTAAAGCTATCAAAGAACGCGAAGATTTAGGTACTATTCACGACAAAGGTTATATCGTGTTCCGTCAGTTCCCTAACCGTTCAGGTTACTACTTTAATGGAGACTTCACAGCTACTTCGCAGACTGATGACCTGAATACAATTGCACGTATCAGAACCATTGATAAAGCATTGAAAATAGCTTATAACACCTACGTGGAAGAGCTTGACGATGATGTAGAGGTAAATGACGATGGTACGCTGAACGCTGCTGTAGCTGCTTACCTGAAGCAAAAGATTGAAACCCAAGTGAACAGTTCAATGGCCGGTGAAATATCCAACTTCAGTGCGCAAATTGATACTACGGTTGATGTTCTTTCCGGAGCTGCTCAAAAAATCTATCTGAACATCACTCCTAAGGGTTATTTGAATCCGATTGAAGTGGTATTGAGTTTTGTAAACCAATAATAAATATAAAATTATGGCATTTAGTT